TTAGAACAGTCCCACGGGCTGTGCCGCGTCATCCCAACTGAAAATGATCAGCTCGTTTCGCTCGACGCCCCTTCCACCGCCGACAGTGTATTGAATCGGCACGGTCTCGATGTGAAAGCCGTCGAACACTCGCCGAATATCGGGATGGTCATTAAGGCTCACGATCGCTCGCCCCTTCAACGATCGCAGCCGCTGCGCCATCCTCTCGTACTCGCCGAACGGAAACGCCACGCCATACCCTTCCGTCTCGTAATACGGCGGGTCCAAGTAGAACAGCGTATGCGGACGGTCGTATCGATCAATGCACGCTGCCCAATCCAACCGCTCGACGAACGTGTTCGCGAGCCGCAGATGCGCCGCTGATAGCTCCTCCTCGATGCGCAGAAGATTCAGGCCCGGCGGCGTTGTTGTCGCCGTGCCGAACGTCTGCCCTTCGAGCTTCGCCCCAAAGCAACTTTTCTGCAGGTAATAGAACCGTGCCGCTCGCTGGATATCGGTGAGGGTTTCCGGGACCGTCTGCTTCAGCCACTCGAATACCTGCCGGCTCGTCAGCGCCCATTTGAACTGACGCACGAACTCCTCCAGATGATGCTGCACGACACGATATAGGTTGACCAGCTCGCCGTTCACGTCGTTGATGACCTCGACCTTGGCCGGCGGCCGCAGAAAGTACAGCGCGGCCCCGCCCGCGAACACTTCGACGTAGCAGTCGTGTGCCGGGAAACGGGGGATGATGTGATCTGCGAGACGGCGCTTGCCGCCGATCCAAGGAATGATGGGGTTTGCCATTGTGAAAGCCGTTTTTAAACTTGGTGTAGAATCCGGCCCGCCTACGTAGGTAAGCAGGGCCTTGGCTGATTCACTGGCACGGACAGTGGAAAGGCGACCGGGCGAATGCTCCAACATTCCCCCGGCCGCCCTGTTTCTTCAGTGCATCGCGGCCGTCACGGCGTCCGATGCTGGATCGGAACCGACGCGATCATCTTCGGATCGATCGGCCCGCCCGTGACCGTGATATCCGGCGACACGGCGAACTGGGTGATGCGGTCCGCCTGCTTGTCGGCCCGCGACGACGACCCGAAAAAGTATTCCTTCGAGCCGATCACCATCGTGATCAGCACACCGAGCAGCGTGTCGAGCGTGCTCTTCACGACGTCGGGCATCTTGATGTCGCCGATCGCCAGATAGAACTCCAGCCCGATCACGACGAACAACGCCACCGTGTACATGTAGGCGAGGTTGCGCGCTGTGTGGTCGTGTTCGGCCGTAGCGAATTGGCGAGCGCTCGCGCGATCGTCGGCCGCGACCTTGTCGGCCTGCACCTGAATGCCCGCCATGCTCTCGGCGTGAGAAAAGCCGGCCTGCCGCATCTTCAGCTCGAAGTCTGCATCGGCCTGCTTCAGCGCGAGCAGCTGCTCGGGCGTCACTGACTGGCCGGCCAGTGCCGCCTTCACGGCGTCCACCGACCCGTCACCGAAGCCGAGCTTGTCCGCGATCGTCGACGCGGCCATCGCCGCGATACCCGGCACACCACCGGTCAGCGCCGTGACCAGCCAGGGCGCAACAGTCTTCAGAATGTCCAGCATCGTCATACCCCCAGTGCGCGGTTGAGTTGCCAGCCGTACTCGAACTTCTCGTTCTCCGGCCTGCGCTCGGCTGTCTCGATATAGAACACCGACTGCTGCGCGGCGATCATGCCGTACAGCACACGATGGCCGTCCGCCCCGCGTTGCTGCAGGAACGCCTTCAGCGCCGTGATCGTCATCGGGCCGATGCCACCGTCGACCGCGATGTCCGGGAATGTCTTTTCGTTCTGGTTCAGGACGTTCAGCGCCCGCTGCATGAACTTGACGCCGGTCGGCGGCCCCGTGTTCACGCCGATGTCGAACAGCTTCTCCGCGAGCGTCGACGAGATCGCGTCGACCTGATCGAACTTCGGTCGTCGCCAGTAACGCGACTCGTAGATCGCAACGGCCGCCGTACGCGGCATGTCGCTCATCGGCCCCGTGTATCCGTACGCGCGCGCTTCGGCGGCCGTCACACCCCACATGGTTCCTTCGAGCTTCCCGAGATACCAATTGCCTCGATCGTTCGGATCGTTCGAGAATCCGCCTTCGCGCCCGATCAGCGCGTCGATCTTCGCAGTTACGTTCATTGCTTCCCTCCCCGGCTCAGTGCCTGTTCCAGTAAATCGATGCGCTGCTGCTGCAGTCGGTTGAGCGCATCGCCCTCGTTGATGTGCGTGAAGACCCAGACGATCGAACCGACCAGAAACGTCTGCACCACGCCGAGACACACGCCGAGCACCCACATCGCGCCCGTCGCCTTGTTCTTCATCGCATCGACCTTGCGATCAACGTCGGCGATCTCGTCGGCCAGCTCGGCACGCGCTCGTTCTTCCGCACGCGAACGGCTCCATAGCAAACTGACATCCTCACGCACCGTTTCCGCCCGCACCGCCATCTCCGCGAGCCGCCGGTCGAGATCCGCGAACGGCTGCACCGATCGCTTGATGTCCTCGACACTCGCCGCGACGGCACGCATCTGCTGCGTCAACGTCGCGATCTGGACGGCCAGCCCCTCCTGCTTTTCATCACCCATCAAACCCCCGCTGAAAATTAAAAAAGCCGCCCGAGTTGCCTCGAGGCGGCTGCCAGAAATTGATCCACGCGCGTGTTACTTCGGCGGCGACGGTACGACCAGATCGACCTTCTTCGTCGGCTTCTTGCGATGGCCGACCTTCGCCTTGCCCTTGTTGCCGGCGTTCAGCTCCACCGACGTATCCCAACCGTTACCGGCATAGGTATGCCGGACGGAATCGACCAGAAAGTCGCCGTCCGCCTCCTGCTTGAACCCCGACAGCTTCACGGTCTTCTCGGCCGATATGTCCGTGCGTCCCTTCATCCGCAGCACGCTGCGCGCGGTGTGCCGGTTCAGCTTCTCGAGCCGTGACTTCGCACCGGCTTTCGCGGCTTCCGGATTGGCGAAGGCATGGCGCTCGGTATGGACAGCGGCGGCGCCCGGCGGGGCATCGGGATTCGGGATCGTGAGGTCGATCTTCTTCCCGGTCTTTTTGTCGTGCACCTTCGTCCGTACTGCAACGAAGCTGGCACGATCAGGAAACGAGATCTCGTAGTCCGTCAGATCGCTCGGCGTCAACGTGATGACCGGCAGCGGCTTGCCGCTTGCGCTCTTGCCGCCGCCAATCGGCCCGACGATCAGCTTGCCCGCCTTCACCGTCGCCGTTGCGCCGTACTGCCGCGCAATACGCGTGATGAAATGCAGGTCGCTCTCGCCGAACTGATCGGCACGCGGCACGGCTGCGTCGACCGAACACGCGGCCACCCATTTGTTGCGCCGAGCGACGTCGCCGACGATGTCGGCCAGCTTCACATTCGTCCAGCTGCCATTGCGCTGCGTCTTCGACGTCGCGCGCATGTTGGACGGTCGGCCGCGGATGATGATCGTCGCCGGCGGGCCGCGCAGTACGATCTCGTCGACGGCATACTCGCCGAGCATCGACAGCCCCTGTCCCTCCCAACCGAGCGAGATCTTCAACGTCGCGCCTTTCGGCGGGAATCGGACCTTGCCGTCCCGGTCGTCCAGCTCGATCTCGCATTCGTCCGCTTCGAGGCCCGGCTTGTCGGTTGTCTGGATCCGCAGCACGCGATCCTGAATCACGCGCGTGATGTCGGCCCCGTTCGCGACCACTTGAAAAACTGCCTGCATTGCCCCTCCCTCACGACCAGAGCTGAATCGGCTCGTCGCGCGGCGTGTCGAGATCCGGCATCGTGATCAACACGCCGGACCGAAACGGCTGCGGCTCGCGCGCGAGACCCGGATTAGCTTCGTACACGGCCTCGACCGTGCCCTTCAACGTCCCGTAATGGGCATAGCAGAGCGTGTCGAGAATGTCCCCGTCAGAGGTTCGCAAAGTCTTCGCCATAGCGGCCGAACTCCAGGGTGTAGGTTTGCTTGCGCGGCGCACCGTCGGACATCAGCGCCTCCTGCTCTTCGTCGACGCTGTGCAGATACCAGCGCCCGAGCACGTCGCCCGTGCCGGCCGTCAGCTGCACCGGCTTCAACTTCGCGCCGATCGCGCGCAGCGTCTCCAGCTGACGGAAGCCGGCACCGAGCGACGGAAACACGACGCCCGAAAGCGTGATCGTGTCGCCGCCCTGACTCACTGGCTGCTGCGCCTCCTCGCGATTCAGCCGTTCCTGCGACGCGATCTTGAAGCGCGTCGAGCGCCGCAGCTTGTCGAACGCCGCCGTCGACAGTCCGAAGTGGAACGCGTCCCCGTCATCCGTTGATAGCGTCAGCAGATGAGGGGTGGAAGACGTCGCACTGTCGAACAGGCCGGAAAGGACCGAACTGAGGCCCGTCGTCTGCGCGAACGACTGCAGTGCGCCCGCCGTCTGCTCGCCGACCAACGCGGTGAACCGTGTTTTCGTGTCGCCCAACGCACCCATGACCGACTGCGCGGCCGACTGGATCAACGGGTGATTGACACCGCCGATCATCTTCACGATGCCGCCTACGGCAGCGCCGGTCGCTGCAAAACTGCGCATCACCGTGCCGATCTGCGGACTCAGGTCGCCGGCCACCGACAGCAGGCTCGTCGCGCCGCGCAACAGGTCGGCGGCCGACGTGAGATTCCCCGTTGCCAGCTTCGTCAACGTGTCGACCGTGTTCTGGCTCGCGCTGCGATTCCGATCGAACACGCGCACTACGTGCCGCACGCGTTCGGACGCGATGCTCGCCTGCGTTGCCGCCTGCGTCACACTCGAAATGAAGTCCATTCCTTCCCCTTACAGATGCGGCGCATCGAACATCGCCGACCGGTTGCTCTTGTCCATCGACTCGGTCATGGTCCGCTGGATCAGCGGATTGATGCGCGCGAGCAGCTTGTCGGCGATCTCCGCGTCCGTGCCACCCTCGACCTTGATGTGGAACACCGGGGCAAACGAGTTTTGCTGCTCGACCTTGAACGGTCGCGACTGCGGCGAGTCCGGGCCGGCCGCCACCTTCGCGGCCGCCTTCACCGCGTCGCTGTCGCCGTCCTTCGAACCCGTCGCCCACCGCGCCATCGCCCCAAGTAACTTTCCACCGGCAAACGTGCCGACCGCACCGCCGAGCACGCCACCGATGGCCGCACCGATCGGGCCGCCGAGCATGCCGATACCGGCACCGAGCTTCGCCCCGACGACGCCCCCGGCGAGCGAGCCACCGATGCTCGCGTACCCTTCCGCCTTCCGCGCGGTCGGCTGATCGCTGCGCGCGACCGCATACGCATCCTTGGCCGCAAATGCGATTTTCAGGACGCTGCCGGCGACGGCCAGCTTCCCGGCGTAGGGGGCGAAACGGCCTGCGACCGTCCGAAACGCACCGATGACACGACCGAGACGACCGCGCGGAACACGGCCGCCGCTGGAGCCGCCACCGGCCAGATCGCCGAGCAAGTCGCCTGCTGCCCCGGCAACGCCACCAAGACCGCCGCCCGGCAGGTTGACGACGAATACGCGCTGCACGCCACCGGCAGCACCGCTCAACGCGTCGAGTGCCTTACCGACGCGCCCGCCGGCTGCACCGCCCCCCGCCGCTCCACCGCCACCGCGTCGCGCCATCCAACCGCCGCGCAGAATGTCGAGCACCCCGCGGCCCATGTTCCATGCGGCACGTGCACCGCGAACGGCGATCGCCGTGCCGATGACGCCGACGACTGCCGCCGTCGCGCCGGGTGCAGCGTCCGAGGCGCGCTGCACCGTTTCACCAGCCCGTTTAGCGACCTTGCCGGCGAGATCCGTCACGGGCCGCAGCGCATCGCCGATACTGCGCATCGCGTCGTCCCACTGCTGGACAACCTCGCTCCAGATCTGCTTCGACGTTGCGCGGCGATCGGCGAGATCCTTGTCGATCTCGCCATTGGCGTCCGCTGCGTTGCGCTTGAGCTTCTGATACAGATCGGCGTTCTGCATGTAGGCCGTCAGCGCCGCTTTGACCTGCATGTCGTTGAACAGGTCGCCGGTCTTCATCGTGTCCTCGAAGGCCCGCATCTGCGCCTGACGCTTGGCGGGATCCAGCTCGCTGTTGAGCTGCTTCGCCACCGCTGCGAGCTGCGCGGCCTTCTTCGGATCGACGCGCTCGATGTACGCCCGAGCGAGAACGAACGACGCCTCCAGCGTCGACCAGCCCTTGCCGATCGCCTCCTTCATCTTCCCTTCGTAATCGACGCCGGCCTTCTTGTAGTTGCGCTCGGTCTCGCCAGAACCGATCTTCGAGAACCAGTTTTTGAGGTTGTTCGCCGCCTCGTCGGCGTTGCCGGCAGTCTTCATCTGAACCTGCAGCATCGCGCCGAGCTGCGTCACCGAGTCCTGCCCCGTGATGCCGATCTTCTTCATTTCGGCAAGCAGCACCGGGAACCACCGGGCCATGTCGACGGACTCGAACGAGCCCTCCTTGCCGAGATACGCGATGGCCTCCAGCGCCTTCATCATCGCCTTGGGGTCCGCGATGTTCGCGTTCTGCTGCAGCGCCTGAATCATCTGCGCGGTCTCAACGCTCGACGCCCCCTGACCCACCGAGAATTTCGCGACGGCCGGGCCGAAGTTCAGCGCCCGGTCGACGTCCGTCCCGGCCGCGACCATCTGGTTGACCGCGTCCGCCAACTCGTTGCGCCCCATGCCGTTCGACAGCGCGTCGCGACGGATGCGCTCGGACATCGTGCGCTCCTGCTCGGTGCGCGCGATGCCGGCCTTGATGGCAATGTCCCGGATGATCGCCTGATATTGCGCCGATACGGCGGTCGGCACGGCGATGGCCGCACCGAGCTTCACCGCATCACCAGCCGCGCTGCGCATGCCTTCGCGGCCCGCCGTCAGACGCTCATGACCAGCGGCCTTCAGCTCCAGCCCGCGCACCGTCCGGCCGAGCCGGGCATATGCGCGATCAAGCCGGTCGACCTCGAACCCCGCGTCACGCAGCGCACGGACATTGTTGTCCAGCTTGCGCCGAATCCCGTCAGCCGCGCTGTCGCCGGCAAGATGCAGACGGCGGAACTCCTCCTGCAGCTTGATCGTCTCGCCGATCTGCCGCTGCCACATGCCGCGCTCGCTCGCAGTCTTGCGCAGCCCGACGATCTTCGAATTCGTATCGGCAAACGCCTTACCGAGCGTTGCCGACACCGCACCGCCGATGACGATGCCAAGTGCAATATCGCGTGCCATGTCTGTCCTCGCTCAATCCGTCAGCCACCACAACAATTCGTCGATCGTCATGTCTTCAACCGACTGCGGCTGCGCTCCGTACTCCTTCATCATCCGTCGAGCCAGCGCCTTTACCGTCTCGATTGGGAGCCGGACGAACGGATCGAAACGATTCGTACGCACGCTGCATGGCGTCGTAATCGACCATGTCCATTGCTTCGATATCGTCGGGAGCGACCTCGGCGAGCGTCGCGAACAGCACGATCTCGCGCAGCTCGTCGTCGCCCTGCGCCTGCTTGCTCGCGGTACGCATGTCGCGCACTTTCGGGCGGCGCATCACCAGCTCGTTGCGCACGACACCGTCGAACGAGACGGGATACTTCAGCGTGATCTTCACGGTTTCCATTCAGCACCTCAGAAATGACAAAGGGGCGGTCAACGGACCGCCCCTCGGGTTATCGAAAAGTTACTTTGCCGGCTTCGCCGCCGGCCACCGCACTTACATGCCGAGCGCCTTGCGCACGTCGGCTAGTTGGTCGACGCCGTCGATGATGCGGATCATGTTGAGCACGTCGATCTCGCAGATCACCGCGCCGTCGATTTCGGCCTTGTAGTACGTCAGCTCGGCCGTGTACTTCAGTTCCGACGTGGAACCCGGCTTCCAGCTGCCCGGATCGTATTCGGACAGCATGCCGCGCATGATGAGCGCGACCGACTTCACCTTGCCGCGCGTGTCGCGGAATGCGCCGCGAAACGTCGCGTTGAATGCGTTGTTGTCGGCCAGCCCGAAAAATTTCAGCACGTCGCGCTCGACGCTGCCCATCGAGAACGCAGCCTGCAAGCCTTCCATGCCCTGATCGATCTTGATGGGCGCGTCCATGCCACCTGCGCGGTAGTCCTCCGTCTTGATCTTCAGCTTCGGCGGGCTCAGTTCGGGCGCGCGACCGGCGAAGCCGCGCCCGTCGACGTACAGCGCCATGTTGTTCAGAGTTTCCGGGACCATGCGTGACCTCTTACGATTGCGTGTCGAGAACTTCCGTCAGCCACTCGTTCGTGACCTCGAAGCGGAAGATCGGGTTTTCTGCCGGCGGAACGTCCGTGAAGCGAATGTTCCAGTACACCTTGCCCTGTTCGAGCTGTGACGCGGAATTGAGCTTCGGGTCCGGGTACACCTCGAAGTTGATCACCGCGCCCTGCATACGCAGATCGCGCATGAACGCTCGCAGCCCTTCGGTGACGTCCTTCACGTACGTCGAGGTGATACCGCGGTCGACGGCCCACTTGTGCCCGGCCTGCACCGCGTCCATCACGATGTCGAGCGTGCGCACCCGTGTCACGAATGACCACTTCGGATCCGCCGACAGCGTGCGGTTGCCCCACAGGCGATACCCACCGTCGCGGATGATCGTCGTGATGAACGAGTTATTGAGCAGGTTCGCGCGGCACGTCTCGTCGCCGTCGAGGAATTCGATCGGGCGCTTCGTGCCGCTGACCCCGACGATTTCCTTGTTCGATGGAGACGCCCAGAAGCCGATCGCCGCGTCGGTCTGGCAGAAGAGACCCGCAGCGTACGCAGATGCCGGGGCGTCGACGTCCGCGTTCTTCGCCGTGTCCCAATAGCGCACGCCGGGATCGACGAGATACAGCCGCTTGCTGCCGAAGTTCTTCGCGTACGCGATCGCGTCTTCATCGGTCTTGTTCGGCCCGTCGAGGATCGCGATTGCGCGCAGCTTCGCGGCCAGCTCGTCGGCCGCCGTCGCGACCGGCTGCTTCGCGGTGTGGCCCGGCGCGATCAGCAGCCGCGGCTTCAGGTCGAACAGCGACTTGCCGTCAAGCAGCGCCTGCATGCCGGTGCGCACACCGCCTGCCGACACGCCACCGATAATCGCGGACGTCAGCTCGGCGTCGGTCTGGTCAGCCGCGATACCTACCGCGACCATGACCGTCTTGCTCTGCTTGTAGATGCCTTGAATCGCGCGCGTGATCGGGCTGCTCTCGCCGAACGCTGCGACCGCGTCGTATTCGCTCGTGATGCGCACGGGCACGTTGGGCGCGACAAGGTCCGGCCCCGGCGTGTAGGTGTCAGCGATACCGACGACCGACGTCGAGGGCACGGCGATCGTGCGCGGGCCGGTGTCGACCAGCACGGTCGTTACGCCGTGATAGAAAGAAGTAGCTGCCATTCAGGTCTCCGAGAAGGCTACAAATAGAAAGGCCGCTCAATTGAGCGGCCTGATAGTGCGCGGGACTTGATCGTGCGATCACTCGCTCGCTGCGCTATCCAACGTTGCAAACGTCGGTGGCATGGGTAGCGCCACGTTCGGCCAGCCGGGCATATCGCTGCATTCGCGCAACGACTGCCGATACTTGAGGAGCAATGCAAACTGATCAGCAGTCAACGTCGTCCCATCGCCGAGTGCTTTTTCGTCTTGGTGCCGCGAGACAAGCCAGTCGGATGCATGCAGTGCTGCATCTCGCTCAGCGCGCTTGACGACCGCGACCTCAGATCGCGTCGGTGGCGCCGGGTCGATCGCGGCGGGTTTCCCGGTATCATCAAGAACAAGACACTTACCGGTCGATTGAGCAGCAACGAGATCGAGCCATTCCCCATAGTCAATTTCGACGGCACTTACTCGCTCCGGAACCGGACTGTCCACGCTATCGTAGAACGCGGTGATATTGCCTTCTGCGTCAAATGCCGCAAATTTTTTACCCATGATTATTTAGTTTCCGATGGCGATCCAGAACTGATTTTTCGAAGTATTCACCAGCGATCCACCGCCAAAGTAGCAGTTGATAACTAGCCCCGTTTTCGTCAGTCCGCTCGGGATGTTCGAATAAGAATTGGCCACGTCGTTCGATACGGATATTGCAGAGAAGCAGTTATTCGGGAAGGCAATCGGGAAAGTAACGGTCGCTGTGCCACTAGAATTTGTGACGATGTTTCCCCACTGAATAATCAGGCCGCTCGGCAGCTTCTGATAGCCGCTGGAAGACTGGTTAGAACTAAATCCATTCGTATATGCCAGCGGGGTCGATCCGCCGACCGAATACCAATTTGCTCCATTGCTTTCGAGCACGTAGGTATCACCGAGTGCCATCGGCACGGTACTGAGCGACGTACTCGCGTTCATGTAGATCACGTCTGTGCCTTGTCGCGCGATCGTTACCGGCAATGATCCGATTCCGCTGATCAGCTCAATTCGGGCACCTGCCGGAACTGACGACGCAAGAGGCAGCGTAACCGTATAGCTTCCAGATCCGCCGAGATACACGGTGCTTCCCACGTTCGCCACTGTCAGCGTCGTGGCACCGACGAGTGTAGTAAACGCGCTTGCTTGCATTCCGAACGACCGCACGAACGATGTGGTCGCAAGCTTGTCACTGCTATCAAAACGAGCAGGCATCGGTGCTTTCGGCGTCCCCGTGAACAAGGGCGAATCGAGTGCCGCTTTGAGGCCAAGCTGATTCGTGATCGTCGTGGCAAAGTTCGGATCGTTGCCGAGCGCCTTCGCGAGTTCACTGAGCGTATCGAGTGTTTCCGGGGACTGGGCCACCAACGCGGCCACCTTTTCCGCCAGATCCGCATGCGTCGCGTACTGCGGATGCGGGTCGACTGCCGCAACGTGACCGTCAAAGTCACTTTGCCGCGCCTCAACCGCCTTTTTGAGGTAGCGCGTCCGATTCGCGAGTTGCTTCGCCTGCAGGTTGTCGATTCCCTCAGGTCCGCCGACGACGGGATCCGATGTTTCGAGCTGATAGACCCCGTCCTCCCACCGCTCGATTTCAACCAAATTGGTCATGTTGTAATACTCCCTCTCGTGTATTGCCCGTCCCGCCGCGCAACGCCGTTGTGGCGGATCGGAACGGCCGCATAATCGAGTGCAGCAAGCTGGCTGCGTGCAGGTGCATAACGCTCAATTGCGCGCCAAAGCTTGTCGCCTTGATCGCGCGTAATCGGCACACCAAGCTTCACGATGTACTCAGCCCACGCGCTTGCCTTCCCATGCAGTTGCTCGCCATTACGGTTAATCGAGCCGTCGCGCCGTCGACCGCTGCGCCCTTCGATGATCGTTACCTCGCCGAAACCAAGCCGCCGGATCACCTCCCGCACCGCCCACGGCGTGCCCTTCTTCCGGTGCAGCGCCATCGATCCCTTCACCAGCGCTCGACGCGCGTCTTCTGATTCCGCGAGTTCCCAACCATCGACCGCGAGCGCCCATGCGAGCCACGGCAACCATGCTGTCGGACAACGATCCGCGTCCCACAACGTGCGCAAAATCTCGGGATCGACACTTGGGCGCAGCACGCGAGCGAGTGCCGCTTCCAGTGGCGTTTGGTTGGATGGTAGGAGCGGCTCACGCGTCATCGGTCTTCACCTGCAGATTGATGCTCGTGCAATGCGCAAATTCGCGCGCACCACATACGACGTCGGTGACCGGTGAGGGCAATTCAATGCGCGTGACGCCGCTGTCTGGCGCATGCAGCGCCCCTTCAATCGCGGTTCGCGGCATGCCGGCACGAAGGCGTCGTGACTTCGCTATCACGCCGTCAAGCACCTTACGTCGCGCGTCGAGCACAATGTTCGGATCCGGCCCGCTGCCGACGTAGATCACCCCATCGATCGCGTACTCGATCTTGATCGCCGACTCGACCAGAACCGTGTCGTTCAGCGGGCGAACTGTCTCGGGCGAAACCTTCGCGCGGACCAGATCGAGCAATGCCTGATCCGGTACACCGTCACCACGTGCGGACATGATCGTGAGCCGCACTGTGCCGGCTTCAGGGCGATCGACGGCGACATCGAGAACGTCTGCCGACGCATCCATCGCAAACGCGCGGTATGCCGCGAATGGCCCGGCGACGGTCGCGCGCTCCATCGACATCTGCGTGCGCAACTTCAGCCGGTCGTCCGATTCCATGCGCCGCTCGATTGGCGGATTTGCGTCCGGATCGCCGGGGTCGACCACTGCTCGCTCCGTATCCAGCAGCACCGCCAGATGCTCCAGGTCGGCCCCCGTCGAAAACGCAAGCATCACGGCGCGGGCTGCGTCGTTCAGTCGCGACGCAGCGCGAATTTCGTCGTATGCCGCGAGTTCGATCAACTTGACGACCGGATCGGACTTCAGCGCCGCCGTCCAGTCGGAATAGATCGATTTGAAATACTCCAGCTTCATCTGGAACGCCGCCTCGAAGTCGAGCACCTCGACAAGATCAGGCGGGTCCAGCGAAGCGAGATCGATGATCGTCATGTTGGTACCTCGATTTCGACGGCCGTACCGTCGTACTCACCGCGAATCGCGAACGTTGGTTTGCCGTCGATGATCGACAGCACCTTGACCTGAGCGAGCTTGATTCGCGGCTCCCATCGGCCGATCGCGCGCGCGGCTTCGGCCTGCGCCGCTGATATCCATCCGCGCGTGATCGGAAGGTCGACCATCAACGGGATGTCCGAACCGTAGTCAGGCAGCTCTCGGCGAGTACCCTTGCGCGTGCTGAGGATGTCGCCGAGACTCTGCTTCAGGTGCGCGACGCCGCTGATCGGCGCACCCGTCCATCGGTCCATGCCGACGAGCGCACCGGGCCGACTCATCCGCGCTCCTCAAGCCGCTTGAAGTCCGGATGCGCGTCGAGGTATTCGATCTGTGCTTCCGTTCGGGCGATCGCTTCGCCCGAAAGAACGTGCACGACATCACCGCTCGGGAACACGATCACGCGACTACGGAACCGCGTATCGAGAAACCGCGCGACGGACGGAGCGGCCCGAGTAACAGCCTGCGGAATGTCTTTTGCCATGGTGACTCCCTCAAAAACAAAACCCCGCCGAAGCGGGGCAAAGCAACTTTGCGAATGTGTGCGTTACAGCGGCGGCGACACCGGCGCACCGTCACCCTCTTCCATGTGCGAATGCTTGAGGAACGACTTACCGCCGATCTCGACGTCGTCCGTGTAACGCGCCCCGCCCTCAACCTGGACGGCAGGACCACCGTCACCGCCGCCCTTGCCCTGCATCCCGCCGTTGAACGTCAACAGCTTCTCGGTCGTCGTCTTGCCCGTGAACGTCGAATCGGGCACGTCGCCAAGCAGTTGCTGTGTGCGCAACGTCACGCCATCGGCGCGCAGTTCCAGCTCCGTTGCGCCGATGCGGAACACGATGCGCCCGCCTGCCGGCACGTCGACGCGGTACTCGTGCTTCTCGTGGTCATAGACTTCCGATGCCCCATCCGGGTAGTCCCACGCGGTCTCGTTCGGATTGGACCGCGCCGAGCCACCATGCTGATCCGAGTAATACCCCGGAGCCGCATACGCGCCCGCCAGATCGCCGGACGGCGCGAACATCGACGCCTGCTCGCCAACAGACGGCGGACGCCAGAAGCGAACCACGCCCGCTGCGGCAGTCTTCCACGGCATCCAGTCGCTGACCCAATCGCCGATTCGCACGCGACACTGCGGCGGCTGATAGGAGACGGTCTCGACAGTCCCGTGCTGCACCATGCACGCCATACGGCGATCGATCTCCCCCAGCTCGTAGTCGCTCATGGTTCGCCGCCTCCCGCGTCCGCCGGATCCCAATACTGGCCTTCATTGCCAAGGCCGGTGCCCGGATCAACGCCCCACACGACCGAACGACCGTCCGGGATCTCGTCCAGCTCCATGCCGATGCCGAATTCGTGCGTCCATTCGACGAGCCAGACGCAATACGTATCGAGCTGCGGCCGGAATGGATCCTCCGCTACCTGTACGACCTTGCCCGGCGTGATCGGCAGTTCCCACGTGTTCCCGTGCACCACCATCGCGACACGTGCGGCAACCTCGCGCACAGCCAGCTCGGCCCCGTCGTCGATCGGATCGAACACGACACGGGCCTGCATGCGCGCGATCAGCGCCACGTCGCCCGTGCCATCGTCGTGACCGGGCTCGAACTCGTTCAGCTCGATCGCGATCAATGGCGTTTCGATTTTCTGACCGAGACGCGGGTATGCCTCGATGCGCTTGATCGTCGGCAGCTTCACGCGCATGTCGCGCTCAATCGCTTCATGTAGCGCTTTCAGGTTCTCAAGCACGGCGCATCACCTTCTGCAGTTCGTAGTTCACTTCCTGACGGAGAATCACCATCAGCCGAGCCTCGCACGCCTTGGCTGCACGTCGAAACGCTGGATCGCCTGATTGTTGCCATGCCACCGTCACCATCCGGTAAGGCATCCGCTCCTTGCCGACACGCTCGTAGATCGGTCCGTCGGGCTTTCGCTTCGACTGTCGCCACGCGCCCTCGAACGACTGGCGACCGACTCGCATCCCCTTGCGCGTCCTCGTCGCATTGCCAAGGCGATGCGCCTCGAGCGGGTTCAGGCCGAGCCACACCTTGCCGGTGTCAGCCGAGCGAAGAAAGAAGTAGAGGCGGCGACGAATGACCTTCTGCGGGATCTTCGTCGCGGCCCCGACCTCTTTCGCCGTCTGGCTCTTGATCCACCCCGCCGTCTTGCGCAACGTCCGTCGCCACGCTGCCTGCATCGCAGACGGCGACAAGCCTTGCAACACTGCCGTCGCCTCTTTGATGTCGATTTCGATCTTCAGATCGTCCATATCGCCTACTGGAGAATGAGGACGGTCCAGCCGGTGCCGTCCGGATGCGCCTCGAGCACGCGGTAGCGCTCGCCATTCGCGACCAGGATGCTGCCCTGCCGAACTGCTGCAGCGTCGCGGTCGCGCAGGTGGAATACCGGCGCGACGAGCTGTGTGCGCTGGCCGCCGAGATCCGGCCCGAGCCAGGGCGACGCGAACATCCCTTCGACTGACCGGCCGTCGATCGTGATATCCGCGTCTCCCAGGTCGCGTAGCACCGCTGCGTCGACGTCCGAGATCAGATCCCGGAACGCCACGTCACGCCTTCAGCTTGATGAGCGCCTTCGGGCGCGTGCACAGATGGATCGGGTTCGATTGCGCTTCGATCTCGACGCCCTTGCCGAAGTCCATCAGCTCTTGCTTCGCGTAGTACGGCAGGCCCGTCGTGTTGACCGCTTCGACGTAGTCGGCCGGCGCAAAGCGCGTGATGAACAGCTCGGCCACGCCCTCCGGCACGGCGTGCGCTTCGTCGTCCGCCACATAGCCGACGTCACCGACTCGCCCGCGGTACCGTTCGAACGTGCAGCCGCCGAAGTCGAACGCGTCGCGCGCGTCGCCGCGCAGCTGCGCGGCCATCACCGACGCGAGATACGTTTCCTTCACCGACTTCGCGACGATCAGCTTGTTCCAGAACTCGCGCCCGCACAGCACGCGCACGCCCGTGTACGTCATCGCGCCGAGCGCATCTTCGATCGCGTCCTGCACCTCGACGCACTTCTGGCGAATCTCGGTCGTCGCGGTCGACAGCTCGAACGGAATCACGGTTTGCGCGATGCCGAAGTATTTCAGCAGGTCGATCAGAACCGTCTTTCCGTCCGCATCGAGCACCGCGCCCTTGATTGCGCCGATGCGGTGGAACTCGTGCGTCGCATCGAGCTGTCGGCGCATCTTCGCGAGCCGGCGATTCACGACCGTCTGCATCGCTTCCAGCTCCGTTTCGGATCCGAAGGCACGCAGGTTCGCGATTTCGTCGGCCATGATCACCGCGCGCTGCGGCAGGTGCACCGTATTGAACGGGATCATGCTGCGCTTGCTGCCCGCGACAACGGCGGCCGGTGCACCGCGCTGGCCTGCCGCGACGAGCGACAGCGTGTCGCCGTCGCGCTCGATCTGCACCGTCGTCGTCGTGATCCCGTCCTCTTCGAACAGGCCGAGCGTACCGATGCGGCCCGGCACATACGGCTGCTCGTTGATCGCAGCACTGAGGGACGACAGCGAGAACGCGTCGTCTTGAAACAGGGCGATGTCCGCCATACAACCTCCAACATGAAATGGATACAAAAAAGGCCACGCGTGCTGCGTGGCCTTGAATCGCGCCGACTACGGTCAGCGGACGATCACGTGGCGCTCGGCGAGATCACCTCGACCGGTAACGTCCAGACCCGTCAAGAGCGCACCGGCCACCTCGGCGAGCCGCACGATGCCGGTTGCCGGACGCGGCTCATCCGACGCCGGCAGCGCCGCATAGAGCACCCCGGCGGCGACTTCCGAACCGTCGTTAGCAGCGTTGTCGTACGGCGCGTACTCGCCGGTACTCGTCAGGCCGAGAACCTGCCCGGCCGGCAGCGCCGCCCCGGCTTTGACGACGATGCGATCGCGCGAGATCTGCCCTTCGCCCTCCGACACCAGAAATTCGGCCGTCAACACCCCTTGTTGTTTCACGTTCGACATGAGTTTTCCCCTCCTCGGGTTACGTCAAAGTTACTTGCCGCTCTTGCGAGCCGCGTAGATGGACGCCGCGCGCGGCGCATTCGCGACCACGGGCGCGTCTTGCTGCGCGGCCGGGACAGAGCGATGGTTGATCGGCTTCTGCGACGCCGTTATGCGCTCGAACAGCCGCGCACGAACCTGATCGGGCGTCAGACCATCCGCGACAAAGCCGGACGTCAGCTCGGTCAGGCTCGCGGCCAGACAGATGCCGGCAATGTCCTGTGCGCTTCGGATCGCAGCGTCGACAGTCGCGCGGTCACGCAGCCCCGTCGCCAGCACAATGCCTTCCGCGCAGTGCTCGATCTTCGCGTCACGGCACGCCGCGTACACGTGCGACGCCAGCGCCGCAACATCCGGCCCAGCCTGCGGTGCGGCCTGCGGCTGCGGTGCGGGAACGGGCGGCGGCTCGACGTCGTCGGTGAGCATCGCGCGGATCGGATCCGGCACGGCCGAGAAACGCGCGACGTGTCGCGCCGCGCCCGCGTACGCGGCGATACGGATCGGCTCGGCGAGCGTGTCGCAGAATCCTTGCTCCTGCGCCTGAGCTGCGGTTAGCCAGGTCTCTGCGTCCATGATGGCCCGGACCTCGTCGTGCGATCGGCCGCTACGCTCCACATAAGCCGCGAGCATGTTGTCCGACGTGCTGTCGAGCAGGTCTGCGAGCTTACGAAGGTCGGTCGCCTCACCGGCCGCGACCGTATGCGGGTTGTGAATCATCAGCATCGCATTCGACGGCATCACGATTTCGTCGCACGCCATCAGAATCAGCGACGCAGCCGACGCTGCAACGCCGTCGACGCGGCCGGTCACCTTGCCGGCATGCCGGCGCAACGCGTTGTAGATCGTGAACGCATCGAACACGTCGCCCCCCATCGAATTGACGGCAACAACGATCGACGTCGCCGTCGCGGCGACCTCATCGAGCGTCGATGCGAACAGTTCCCCGTCCGTGCCCCAAAAGCCGATGTCGCCGTAGATCCGGATCTCGGCAACCTGATCGCCGGCCCCGTTCGCCTGCGCGCGGATGTCCCACCAGCGCTTCTTTCCTTTCATTCGCCCTCCCCATTTGAAAGATCGCCCACACCGTCGAACGGTTCGAGCGTGTCATACCGAATGCCGAGCCGGCGCTCGCGCGCAAGGTCGGCCGCGTTCTCGCTGTCGACCTGCTCCGGATCGTCGCCGCGCGACAGCACGGCACCTGTCCGGCTCGCGAGTCCGGAGCGGATCTCCATCCGCTTCGCCGTGACGTCCTGCACCGGGTGGATATACGGCCAGCCCTGCGGCACCCACCGCACTCGCAGATAGTCGCGACGGCGTCGGTAGTAGTCCGCCATCGGCATCGCGCCCGACAGTGCGCAGGCATCGACCCACCAGCGCCATACCTTCCGGCAAAACTGGTGAATGAACACGTTCCACTGGATCTGCTCGATCGACCGCCGAAACTCGTTCAGGATCACCCGCAGCACGCGATCGCTCACGTCGCGCAGATCGCCCGTCATGACTTCGTACGGCATGCCGACCGAAGCCGCAGCCGCCATCAGTTGCTGTCGCATGAACGGCCCGTAGTCCGTGCCCGCGCCCGGCGGCTCGGCGAACTTGACGTCCTCGCCCGGTGCCAGTTCCTGCATGCTTCCAGGTTCGAGCGAAACGATCGGCGAGAACCCGTCGACGTCGTACTGCATTTCCCCGCCCGTGACGGGATCTCCCGGTAAGCCCGGCTCGCTCGGCGGCTTCGTGATAAACCCGGCAAAGAGGTTGCTGACCTCCTGCCGGAACAGCACTGCGTCGTCGAAGTTGTCCAGCGACTTGAGCCGAAGCAGCACGGTCGACAGCTCCGGGACGCCGCGCACCTGGCCGGGCCGAAGCGCGAGGAAAACGTGCGCGATTTCGTCAGCCGGCACGCGCACGGTCTGCAGGTTGCCCGTCGATGCGCGCCCGTACTCGCCGGGGTGACGCTGCAGCAGGTGATACGCAACACGTCGACCGTCCGCATTGAACTCGACGCCGTTGACGATCTCGCCACCGCCCGGCACGACCTCGTTCTTCTCCATAGGCAGTAGATCGCCTTCGAGAAGCCGGATCTGCATGGGAACCGCCAAACCTTCGCTCGGACTGCGGAACTGGCGACGCACCAGTACCTCGCCGTCACTGAAGAACGCCCGTGCGGCAAGCGTCTGCACGCCCGCCATGTCGAACACATCGTCCGCGTCGATCTCCTCGCAGCTATCCTCCCAAAGTTGCTTTTGCATCTTGCGAACCGCGTCGTTCGGATGCTGCGGGTGAGCTTGGATGCCGTTCCCGATCGTGTTCGATACGAGCCGTGCGATCGCCGTTTTCGCCCACGGATCGTTGCGGATCGCGTCGCGCGCGCGCGAGCGCAGCAGCGGCAGGTTTTGCGCCGCCGCCGCATTCGGTCCCGCGCTCGACGCACGCCACGACTTCGCCCGTGCGCCCGTCGTACTCGCCGACTCATATGCCGCCGCCTTCAGCCGCGTCGGCACCACGAATCCGCGCCGCGCGAGTGAGGGAAAGCCGCGCTTCATCGCACCCCCTTGCCGGCGTGGCGAATCCGGACGATCGACGAACGTCCGGCCGCGCCGTTCAGGTCGCGAATAATCTCGGTGCGTGCCTCGCGCAGCTCGCCGATCGAGCGATATTTCACGCGCCGGTCGGCATACTGGACTTCCAGCTCGCCCTTGGCGATTGCAGACTGGATGTTCTGCAGATCCTGTTTCGTGTATGCCATGCCATTCCTCGTTTAGCGCCGCTTCAGGTACGTCGAGCGACCAACACGACGCCCCTGAATGCGCGAAACCCCGCTCGGGGGCGGGGTTTCGGCGGGTTTTGCTGCCTGCGGCGACGGCCGCGGCGTCTCGATAATCTCGGGCACGTCCGGCGGATCGGGCGGCACCTCGGCCGGCAGCGCCGTCGGCAATGCCTCCAGCACCGGGACCGCATCAAACAGCGAGACCTGCGACGCACGATGCTGCGCGGCTTGCCAGTCCGCTTCTTTCATCAGGTGCACCTTCACACTGCGGGCCGCGTGCAGCGCGTACCCTTCGCAATCCAGCGCTTCGTTTCTCGGGCTGATCTTCTTCCACACGCGCTTACCGCCACGCGGCCCCGGAACCTTGACCTCCGCCGTGAGCTGCGAGAGGTAGTCGCTACGGACCGCGCTATACCAGTGCATGCGGCCCGGCCCGTCGCCTTCGAGCTTCAGTCGGTTTTCGAGGATCAAATCCTTCGCGCGGCTCACGCCGACCATGTACGGCCGCAGTCCGTACTTCGCGGCCTTGCTGTTGTTGCGCGTCGAGTCGATCGACGCCTTCGGCACGCTGAAGATCTCCGCGTCGACGTTGCTGCTGCCCTTGACCGCCATGACGTTGTAACCCGCGTGCTGCGCCGCACGCACATACTTGTAAACCGCATCCGACGTCGCACCGTCTGACGAGTCGATCGACGTTGCACGCACACGCAACAACCAGCCGTTCTCATGCCGGTATGCGTGCGACAGCAGCATCGTCAACGCGCCCCATACCCCGCCTGTCATCGGGTCTTGCTGCTGCTCCGTCACGTTGCCGTATATTTCCCCCCACGCGACGAGCCAGCTTTCCTCGCCGCGCCCCCATGCACGCAGGACAATCGCGAGGCGGTCGTGCTGCACGTCGACGCCAAGCGTCAACACCAGACCTCCGAGCGGCACGGTCAACTCCGCGTATGGCAGCGCACGTTGCGCGAGCACGTCCAGCTCGGGCAGATCAGTCTTGTACTTGTACGCCCGGCCCTGCGAGTTGTTCACGAACGAACGCATCTTCGTATCGTCGCCCTCGCGCAGCGCCTTGTCGGCCGTCAGCCACTTCTTGACCAGCTCGGCCATGTTCGAGCCGGGGAACGGCGACACCAGCTCGTTGATGCGGAAGCCGGCAACGCCGTGAAACGGTGCCGTCGCGACCCATCGCCCGCGTCGGACAGCGCGAATACGCGTCGCGTCGTCCCACAACGAGCCGCAATGCGGGCAGGTGTAACGGGCCGTCTCCGGTTGTGCGCGGCCATAAACCTCATGTACGACTTCGGCGCCCTCGCTCCACGTGACGTTTTCCCACGCCAGCTCATGCTCCTCATCGCAATCGGGACACGGCACAAGATACACACGCTGATCCGATGCCGCGTAAGCCTGCTGGATGCGCGACAGGCCGTCGATGGTCGGCGTGCCGCCCAATATCATCTTGCGTCGCCGGGCCGAATAGCTCTTGTTCCGTTCCTCCAGCAGCGTGATCGAATCGCCCTGCTCGCGCACGTTCGTGTTCGCGTCGTCCGGCTCCTCGACCGCAACGACCGGGGCCGGCGTCGACTTCACTTCGTCCGGCGCGTTCGACGTGATGAACTTCAGGAAGCCGCGCGCGAACGTCTTGTGATCCCACAGGTTGTTTTTGTCGCGGGCCGCGTGAACCGGCAATCTCGCCGACAGGCGAGGCGTCACCTCGACCATCGGCTCGAATTTCTCCAGGTTGAACTTCTTCGCCGTCTTCTCCTTCGGGAACATGACGATCATCGGGCACGGGTCAACGTCGATCCGCTTGCCGATGTAGTTCAGCAGCACGCCATCGGTCCACGCGACCTGCGCCGACTTCATGCACACGACCTTCTGCACGGTCGGATCGTCCAGCGCTTCGTGCATGCCGAACACCCACGGCGTGATGTTCGGGTTATACCGGCCGGGACTGGCCGATCCCTTCGCGCTCAACCTGCGATGTTTGCGCGACCAATCCGTCGTCCCAATCCGCTCCGGCGGACGCAGCATCTTCGCGATCCGGCGAATCACCGCGTGGACCGTCTGGGTCGTATTCAGAAAGCTGCTCAAGGCATCCATATATGTGCTCGTTCAACCATTCGACGTCCACCTCGACGCCGTATAGCGTGCGCAGCTCCTGCACCAGCTTGTCGGACAGCGACAGCAGCTCCGTTTGAAATGCGCCGACCATCAGGCCGTACGCCTGTTCGAGCTGCGCCGCATTGACGAGCTGCCCTTTCTTCTCTGCCAGCGTCAGCAGCTTGATCTCGCGATCGACGATCTCGGTCTTCGCCCGTTCGGCGACGAGATCGATGCCCGTACCGCTGGACCGGCCCGCTGCGATCTCGCGCAAATGCCGGATGTACGCGACGCGGATCTCGTCGATCGACGCCAAGCGGTAATCGAGCTGAACCTTGTCGACGAACCGCGAAACGGCCGACTGGTCAAGGTCGAGATGGTCAGCGATCTGCTGCTGAGTCGGCATGAATATGACCCCCTATGGAGACTCGCCAGTAGAGAAAAAACGCGGGTGCGAGCCCCCGCATCCAAGAGTCCACTCAGGGTCCCCGTGGAAATCCCGCATTCCCATTCGCCTTGAATTCGAAATATTGATGGGCTACAACTCAGTTCACGCTACGAATAAATCAACAGCAATAACAACAACTGTCGAGGTAGACCATGTCAGCATCACGTGCCGCAGTACGTGTGACGCTATGCTGCATCAGCTCACTGCTTGTCGCTTCTTGCGCTCAGCCGGTTTCAGTTTGGGGACTTCGCTACGGACCGGACAAACCCCAATACAGCTATGTATTGAATAGCGCAGGTCCGAACGGAGACAAACAAAGCAAGGCAGGTGATCTCCTTATCTGGAACCCCAACACCAACGCGGCGTATATATCTCAATCTGGCGCAGCGTGCATTCAAGCAGCCGACGTGTATCGCGTTGCGTCTGCGGCCGCTGATGCACAGCTCAAGGCTGATGCGCTGGGCAGCAAAGTGACGAACATCGATGCCGGTGCTTCCAGTCAACGCGCTGAAGCCGCGATTCTGCTGGCCAGCCAAGACGTACGCGGCACTTTCCTGAGCATCGCACTGTTTAATCTTTGTATGTTCACGTCGAATCAACAGTTGTCGTCGAGCCAGGTACTTACGGCGTTCACACACATAGTCGACAAAGCTGCGTCCATGCCAACAGGTCAAGTCGCCGCAGCCACCGTCGCGGCACAACTTCTCGGGTCGGGAAAACCTCAAGCCGGAGACTCAGGTACTGGGACTAATACAACCGATACCCCTAAGCCAGCATCCGGTGCGGATACGACTGCGCCGGCGTCTGGAGCGGACGCGCCGAAACCCGCGTCTGGAACGGCCGGAAAGAAAAAGGCGAATTCGTAGCTTGTGCCGGCTGAACTTCTAAGGCTAGAAAACACAAAAGCCCTGACTGCTTGCGCACTCAGGGCTTCGATATTCATTTCGTAAGGGCGAACGCCCTCCCAACAGATCCCGACAGACAGTTATCGTTGTTGGTCGCGGCGCTCCCGCGATTCAGTACGCCTGTCGGGCGAAGGTTGCGACACGAGTATGCGGTCGCGCATTTATCCAGTGACGCGGTAAAGGATGTGCAAAGTTTACGCGATCCGCTCTTGAAATGGAATACGTTTCATCCTCGCAATTGTCGACGCAATGTGTCGTACACCGATCCATCGACCGTATCCAGCAGCGCGAGCATGTCGTGAAAGCGCCACGACCAGTTCTTCCGATACTCGTCGAGCGATACGCCGAGCGCATGCGCCCGGCCCGCGTCGTCGACCTGCCGCTTGCCGGAACCGGAACAGTCGGGGCAGATGTGCCGGCCCTTCGCATCCGAAACCGCCGACGCAGCGATCCGCCCCATTCCGCCGCAGTCGTCGCATGGTTCGTATTCTCGAAAGACCAGTGGCCCGTTACGCCCTTCGAAGAACGGGATACGCTCCTCCGATACACACACCTTCCCGCTGCCCCCGCATACATCACACGCGTGCGTTGATGTCGTGACGGCACGCGCGCGACGCACGACGCCACGCCCTTCGCACTCGACACACTGATCGTTCACCCACTCGTCCAGCAATCGCAGCGCGAACCGCTCGACGATGTCGACCTTTGAGCGCTCGACAGCGTGCCCGGCACGTTGATCGCGACGCTCGTCGCGCGACAGGCCCGTGAACCGCGCGCGCTTGAATCGGCCCGTCGTCCGGATCATCTGCGCCAACAGCAACGTTGCACGTCGCACCATCGCAGGTGTCGGCAGCGGCCCGGCCTTGATTCGGGCCAGCAAGCTCCCAAGATCGTTCGCAAAGGCGAGCGCGCCCAAAGTAACTTTAGGATCGGCAATCGGGTCGGTGAACTGACCACGAACGCTCATCGCAACGCCCACCCGCTCTTTCAAATCAATCATGACTCTCTCCTACTCGTCCTAATGTCTCAATGTCCCAAGGGAAAAGGCTTGTGGGGGTGCGCGCCTGCGACATGCGCGACATGCGCCGCTCACGTCGCGCATGTCGCGCCCCCGCACACGCGCCCGAGACCGCGCCTTGGGACGTTGGGACATGGGACGTCCACAGCGCGCCAAGACGGGGCATGTGGCGCGCTTACCGTGCAGGCACAGCGCGCCACGCGATCACAGCGGACTGTCGTCATCACCTGCTGCGACTAGTTCGCGCTCCGCTTCCGGCTCTTGCTCTTCCTTCACGTAGTACCAGCCACGCGATCCAGTCGACTCGCGCTTGCGTACCCACCCGAGCGACTTCAACGCCTTGCCGATGCGGCGTTGCTCTGCCAGCGTCCATTTCGACGTATCGAGCTTCAGGATGTCCGCGAGGATCTCTTCCATCGTCGTGCGCGACACGAACTCCAGGGCCTTGGCGATCTTGTCCTCATACACGTCGCCCTCGTAGCGCTCAGCCTGTTCGATCTCGAACAGCGGTCGCTCATGCTCTTCTACGTGCCATACGACGCCCGAACGATACAGGTGCACGGCTTCCGCCCATAGCTGATCGCGGACGGCCACAATGCCGTCGATGTCGACCAGCCCGCCGACACGCAGCGGCCAGTAACGCCGGTTGCCCGATTCGTCTTTCAGGTAAGTGTCGAAGTTGACCGAGCCGGCAAACACGCACTGACGCGGGACGTCGGTCGCCCGCTTGCCGTAGAAGTTGCGGAACCGGTCGACGGCCGTCGCGAAGAAGCTCTTCACCGCCGACGAGTCGGCCTTGTTCAACGAGTCCAGCTCGGCCAGCTCGATCACCCACTTCCCGGCCAGCACCGCGTATGTGTCTTTGTTGCCGATCTGGATTGGCGTATCCGTGAACCACGAAGCGCCGGCCAGCACCTTCAGCGCCGTCGATTTGCGATGCCCCTGCTTGCCTTCGAGGATCAGGACGTTGTCGACCTTGCAGCCGGGCTCCATCACGCGCGCGACGGCCGCAATCATCCATTTCATGAACGCGAGCTGTACATACTCGCTGTCGGCGACACGCAGGTAGGTCGACGGCATCGATCGCACGCGCGACACGCCATCCCATTTGAGCCCTTCGAGGTATTCGCGCACGTCATGGAAGTGCTTCTCGTCCGCCACCAACAGAACCGCGTTCATCACGATATCGGTGCGCACCGAGAGGCCGTAGCGCTGCGACAACCAAAGCGCGCAGCGCTGATCGTCCATGTCAGTCCACTCGCCCTTCACGCCTTGCCGGAACGGCGGTGCCTTGCGCTTCATCACGCGGCCACCGAAGTCGTCCTGCTCGATGACGCCCTGCCACGCTTTGTGATTCGCCAAGATCATGTGCACGTTGCCGAGCGTCGGCAGCAGCGTGCCCTTGTCCGAACGGGCGAGATCCTGCTCCCATGTGTGCGCGCCATTCTCGGCCTCGCGGCCATCCCATTCCGGCTGTTTCGCGGCAGCGGACGTCGCGGCGGCTTTCGTCGGCGTGTCGTCCGCGGTCGGCACTGCAACCGTCGCCGGCCGGATCTCTTCGTTCGCTGGCGCGATGACGCGCAGGATTGCCGCCTGCACCTGCGCCTGGACGGGGTCGATGCCCTCTTCGACGTGCAGGTCGTTGAAATCGGTCAGCTTGCGCTCGCCGCGATTGGCGAATGCCGGATAGACGACGCTGACATCGGCGACCGTCGCTGCCGCCTCGTACGCACGCTTCAGGCCCGTGTTCTCGAAGCGCTTACGGCGCAACGGCATCACGTCGTTTCCGTAGCTCACCTCGACATACGGCACGCTATTGTCGTCACGACGGCGTGACGCGGCGACCATGTACCACGTGTTCTTCGCCTCGATCCGCACCGGGTCGCCACCAAACACCAGTTCACCCCGGAAAGCGAATTCGTCGGCGAGCCAGTCGCGCATGCGCTGCTCGATCTTCCAGTCGTCGTCGGCGCAGACCAGCACATGCACATCCGGATATGTCGCACGCAGGTAGCGCACGGCAGGGAGGATGCCGCCCGCGTCGAAGCAAACATCGACTGCGAACGCCTCGTCGATCGCCATGCGGATCGACCGCGCGGTCGCGTAGCCTTCGGCGACCAGCACGATCTGATCGTCTGCGCCGACCTCGCCGAGCAGATACGACGCGCCCTTCTTTTCCATGCCCTTGTTGAAGCGCTTCGCGCCATCCGGCGTGATCTTCTGCAGGCCGACGAGACGAGCGTCGTCGCCGTACTGATACATCGGCACGAACATGGTGCCGTCCGCGTCGAAACGCACGCCTTCGGCCGTGATGCGTTTACGTTCAAGATAGGCGGACTCGCCATGCTCTGCCGCACGGTTCCACTGATCGCGCGCGCGGTTCGCGGCGAGCTTCGCCTGACGCGCGTCACGCTCGACCTGCTCGCGCTCGGCAGCCTCCTGCCGACGACGTGTTTCGGCCAACACTTCCTCGCTCAACGGTGCGCCGTTCCACTCGAATCGCTCGGTGCCCGGATCGTCGCCCGAGAAATGGCCGAAGGTACCGCCATAGCCGATTACCGCGCCCTTGCTGATGACCTCGCGAAGCTGATACCAGTATTTCTTGCGCGGCCCGTATCGGTGATGTTTGCCGTCCGCGATCGGATGCCCGGCGGGCAGGTGAGGATGACCCGCAGCACGCAATTGCTGAATAATCTGGTCCAGTGTCGCCATACAAAAATTCCCTCGATCAATGTTACTTTGGCCGCATGTTGCGGCCAGATCACAATTCGTTGAGCTGCGCGCTGTTAGCTCGCGCGACGAGCCGCCTCCAACTCGACGAGGCGACGGTCGCGCTCGACCTTGTGAGAAAATCTTCGCCATACGGCTCGCCCCGCCGCATAGCACTGCCGCCCGCTCGGCGAGCGGCTGTATTGCGATGCGCTGCGTCGCAACGCGCTACTGATCCCGTTCACGTTCACATGTGTCTCCGGTTATTTGCCGCGCAGTCGACGCCATTCCGCCGACATGAGATCGTCGAACGCGGCAAGGTCCAGCGCGCAGAGACGATCGGTAAGCTGGTCGCGGAACGCGTGACGTTCCGCCTTGGTTGCGAGCGCTGCGCATGCACGCGCAGCTCGCTCGATGAACAAGCGCACGCGCCCGGCTGCGTTCGCTTCCGCAAGAATCGGAGCGAGACGATCCGGGAACATGGCGATCAATTCGGACAGCAAGAGCCCCGCTTCGGCGGGGGCATGCTCGAATCGGGATGCGAGCGTCGTGACAGCGCATGCCAATTGCTGCTCGTGCGAGCAGCAAAGGCCGATATGCTCACGGTCGGGACGACAGCACCCCATGCCGGGCTTAAACCGCTCCATGACGACGCCGGCGACGTGCGGCAAGGTTGCGAGCAGCGTGAATCAAACGCTGGAACAGACGCTGGCCCTTGCGGCCGGTCGCGATGATCTTCTCGGCGTGTTGATCGTCGATCCGCTGATCCACCAGCGCACGCGTCACGTCGTCAGCGACGAGTCCAACATGCGCCTGCAGGTGCAGTGCCGTCGATACAAGACGCAGCGTGCCGGGTTCGCCGACGTCGTCAGCGGCATGGTCGTCGACGTGTTCGGCAACCAGCCCGAAGCGCGCGTTCAACGCATGCAGCGCGTCGAGCGCGTACGCCTCGCCCTCTGCCTTTTCCTGCATCCACTCGATCAGCAACTCGAACATTTCCATCGACAAGCGACTGTCGCCAACACCTCGCAGGCGAAGGCGAAGCGATTCCGGAGTGATGTTCTTACCGCGCCGGATGGTGAGGTGATTCGCCGCGTCGGCGACACCGCCGGGCGTGTTGCGAACAGACGTATAGAGGACGTCCAGCCATTCGGTACTGTCGTATCGGCAGGTCATAGCGGGAGGTTGGTAGAGAGTGGCTTTCATCCTGTCGCGCACACGGGGCCGCAACTAAGATTCAGTTCAGGAGGTACGCAACTACGGCTGTCAAGCGTCGATGTGGTGTGACACCGACTCGTCGTGTGCGTCCAGAGAAGCAAACAGGTCAGGACGCGCGAGCTTCAAGAACAACAGACGCGCTCGCGGAATGCCGTTTCGACGCCATTCGGATACGGACGGCATCCGGACTTCGCAGAGTTGGGCAGTCGCAGCCGTTCCGCCAAATGCATCGATCACGGCGCACGCGTACGGGTCTCGATTCAGGAGCGTATTCATGCCGCCATGTTAGGCGTTCCTTACACCAAAAGCAAGGCATACCTTACGCCCATTCAGTTAGGCTTTCCTAATGACGACACTAGCCGAACGCCTGGAACAGGCAATGAAGTTGCCGCCCGAGAAAAAGGCAGCAGATTTGGCGCGAGCGTGCCGAGTGCGAGCGCCCTCGGTCAGCGACTGGTTAAGCGGGAAAACCAAAAAGATGGAAGGCGCGAACTTGCTGCTCGCGGCTGAATTCCTGAACGTCGACCCGTGGTGGCTCGCCACCGGCGAAGGCCAGATGGTGCGCCGAGCCAATACGCCCGCCCCGCAGAAACAGGAGATGCTCGGCACGCATGCTCAGGCGCTAGTCGACGCATTGGCCAAAGCAGACAAGCTTGGATTGCCGCCGACAGCATTTATCGCGCTGCTGCAAACCCTCAAGGTGTTTGAAGATCTACACGGGCAGCAGTCCGGTGACCTTCTCGATCTGAATGCACCTGACCCGCAAGAGGGGTAAGGTTCCAGTCGAACACAGCGGCTCTGCGATGCGTTCCAACGCACCCTGACCGTATCCCGCGCCCTCGGATTGGGCCGCCAAGAATCTCGACGTCCCAATCGAAGTTATCGCTGTCATGCGGGCCGATGATCCGCACCAGCATGCCGATACGCGACGGGTTTCGGCATCGACTGACGATCGCCACATCGCCCGGTTTGCAGCGCAATTCCCCTGTTGTCATATCCCCGCAACAACCTCCCATCGGCAATATTTTGGCTTAATCACTGTATAAACATACAGTATTCGGTCCGAAGAATACAACACCTTTCAGGGAGATTCACCGGATTCCCTGCGACCCACTCTCGAGCAAAGGTAATGGTACGCAAAAATAGTTAGGCATTCCTATTGCGCATTGCCGAAGGAATGCCTAACATTCGGCTTCAACGCTGCCGCTTAGGCAGCCTTCGGAGAAGCCCATGAAAATGCTCGACCATCAGTCCACCAATCGCCACGAATGGCTTCGTGAGGAAAGCACGCCCCGCGTCACACCGTCCGAACCCGCCCGCCAAAGCAACTTTGAAAAATCGAAGATCTTCCGCTGGACGGTCGTCGCCGCGCTGCTGTTTGTCGCCGTGAATGTGTTTCAAGACGATCCGGTCGTCGCTCCGACGACCGCTTACCACGTCACCGTCTAAACCGTCCCGACATTGCCGGGGCGAGCCACCCCGGCGTCATGGAGACCACCATGCCGCGAATCAAAGCCCGAACCCTGCCCCTCGTCGACGTCGAGCGTCGCGACACCCTCTCACTTCGCACCATCACGCGTTACGACCGTAATGAGCGCCGCCCATCGACCCCGATTCTGATCGGCAAGTACGTAGTCGGACGCCGCCCACTGGTGGATAGCGTGCATACGGAGTATTTGATCCTCGACGGCACTGAGATTGCCCGCAGACAGATCTCGATTCCGGACGAAGGCAACTGCACCGACGCAATCAAACGCCTGCGCGACGCCAAGCGCGCAGCAGGTGTCGAGGCGTCGAACGCGATCGATAAGGCGAAGAAGCGTGGCAAGACGCGGACGGTGGCCCCGCAGGAGGTTGCGTAATGGACAACCGCACGCAACAGCTCGACCTCACCGCGCCGATCCCGACCGGCAACATCAAGGCTGCCGCCGCAGCGGCCGGCGCAACGTCAGCGGACCTCTGGATGGTCCCGTACGAACAACTTCACTACGCCCCGTCCGACAACATCCGGCCGGTCGATCCCGAATGGGTAACGCACCTCACTGCACTCATGATGGAGAACGGGTACGACAAGGGCTCACCGCTCCATTGCTACGCGCGAAAGGTCGAGGGCAAGGACCTGCTGTACGTGTACAAGGGGCAGCACCGCTACCTTGCTGCAGGCAAGGCAATCGAAGCAGGCAAGGACATAGGCAAGATCCCAGTCGTCGTCCGTGACGCCAAGACGGTCAACCGTGCCGAAATGGTGATCGACGGCTATCTCAGCAACAGTGGCAAACCTTCGTCGCCGCTTGATCTGGCCGCTGCAGTCGCAGAACTGCGCGACGTTCACGGCATGACGCTGGCGGCCATCTGCAAGCGCTTGAATGTCACCGATCAAACGATTCGCGACGTCGGCCTGCTTGAACGCGCACCGGCTGAACTGCACCAGCTGGTACGGACGGGCCAATGTACCGGCACACTGGCGATCGAACAGATCCGCCAGCACGGCGGCGACAAGGCGCTCGAACGCATCGTCGTCGGGTTATCCAAAGCGGCCGAAGCCGGCAAAACGAAGGTTACGAAGAAGTACCTCGAAGCAGCGCCCGTGCTCAATCCGCACCCGGAGCCATCGCCCGAGCACCCAGTGCCCGCCGACAGCTCCGGCGCACCGCTCGCCGCGGCGACGACCTCGGAGGCCGTGATAGAGACGCAGGCGCCGATGCAGGCAGCGTCGCGCCAAAGCGTCCCCGCCAAGATCAGCGATAAGCAGTCAAAGCAACTTTTGCAGGCCCTGCAGGCTGTACTCCATGACAAGAATTTTGGCCACCTGGCAAAGCCGACGATCGAAGCAGTTCATACCGCGCTGATGCCGCTTGCCGATCTACTCGGCCGGCCCTCGTCCACAAAGGTCTGGCCGGTATCCGAGCCGGATGCAAACGGCGGTTGCGATCCTGTCGATACGATATGCGGTCCGGAACAGACTGGGAAAATGAAAGGCCCGCTGGCCTACATTCGCGTCGCACAGCCCGCACCCGGCGCATGGATTTACGCGATCGAATACAACACCGGGACCAGCTTCGCGAGCGACCCGCTGAAGGTATCGCCCCAGACGCGGGCGGTATGGACGCGCGTTCAAGCGATTCGTTCCGGCGCAGCGCGGCTCATCGAGGCGATCAAATCACCAGTCCACGGGCGAACGAAGGGCGAGCAAGCATCATTTGAGCGCATTCTCGAATGGGCGAACGAGATCATCGGCATGCCTGATCCCGACATGACTGCCGAATTTTCCGCCGCGACCGCCAAGGGGGAACGCCCCGACCTGTCCGATGTGTTGACTGCCATTGGGCACAAGCAGCGGATCTCGTCGAATGAGGCGCTGCTCGATGCGGCATTTCCGGCACGGAAAGCGAAGCCCGGTCTCGATCCAGCGTCCGCTTGGCCGTTCCCGACTGGAGCCGCAAATTGACCTCGCGCCCGGCCCTTTCTACCCCACGTCCGCTGCCGCGAAAGCGGGAACACGCGAAGAAGCGCCCTGCTATCGCACTGGCGAGCGTCAACGGCACTTCAATGCAGTCGGACAGCGACGGGCTGACGCCCGCAAAAGCGATCCAGAAAGACGAAGCGCCGCTCGCGCGGCGCAAACCTAGCCAGATGAATGAAGCCTCGGCGGATACCCGCCAAGGCACGCTCGCGCGATTCGAGGCCCTTCGCATCAAGGTCCGCGCTTTGATCACCGAGATCTCGCACGCGGCCGACGTCGAATTGCTGGACCTGATGGCCGATGAGATCGGCTCGTTCGCTCGCCACAAAGCCGCGCAGGACGCGCGCACCTGGGCAGCAACCGCCAGCATCACTCTGGAAACGGGCTTGATGCAACTCGCGCGTGCACTGCCCGCATCATCTACCGGGGAATGGCAATGACAGACAACAAAGTTCACCGCGCCGATGCGCTGACGGACAAACCCGCGCCGGGACGCTTGCGGGCGTACCTGATCCAACACTATGCAGAGGGAATTGCGTGAGAACGTTCGATCTTCAAGAGTGCGCCGACTTTCTCAAAGTCGACCGCACCACGGCGATGAAACTCGCACAACGAGGGGACATCGTCGGCGCACGCATCGGCCGCGCATGGGTTTTTCTCGAAGACGACGTGGTTGCATTCCTGCGCGAACAAGCACAACGCCAAACGCTCGAACGCCTCGAAGGGCGTTCCGACTCGACTGAGATTGATCGACGCACCCAGGCAGCAATTCAGCGGCAACTGCAGCCTGCACCCCCACGTCGCGCCGGCCGCGTCGCCCGAGCATTACCTCGCCTTCCGGATCCCCCTGTCAATGCACCGGCCGCTCAGGCAGCGTAACCCGAAGCTCGCCCGCCAATCGGCGGGCAGCAAATTCAAAACTCACCTGCCTCCAAGTAGTCGCCACTGGTATCGGGCTAGTCGATCTAGACACATCGAGATCGGATCACCCCTCGCGAACCCATGGCACCCACTTGTTTGTCCCAGCGCAACATGCCAAAGTCAGATTCAAGCGAATAGCATTACACTCGCTGTTCCTTTGACGAAAAGCAGCCTGCACAACGAAATGTCTCGTCAATTTCGGGGGTTAGAAATGCATCAAGCGGAAAAAGACTACCGCAACAAACCAAGAAACCGCCTCATCATACGCCACTATGTCAGGCACCTAATAGACTCCGGCCGAATAATTGAAGCATCATTTTTCTGCGAGAAATTACTCGAAGAGGCCCCGAATGACATTGAAGGAAACAAACTAGCATTCCTTTTGGCAATCGCCAAAATGAACCCCAACGTCGAAAAATATGATATAAATCTCGCCAACTCAGGAGTGCCCGATAAAGACAGATTTATCCTTCATTGCCGATATTACTTTGCTTTTTTTCAATACGACAGGCTGCGGGAAAGCCTCAAAGCCGTATTGAACGAAGGTATCTCAGATATCGAATCCTTCAATGTCGCAATTGAAAGCATTATTCACATCAAAGACGCTGATCTCGTAACGAAGTTTATTTCATCTTATCCGAAAGGCAAACTCCGACTACCCCCATTAGTTGAAAAATCGTTCAAGGATATATTACTTACTCGGCTGACAGAATTGCTGCATCTCGCCTCCAGGAACGCCCATGAATAATTACTACGTTTGCAAGCTGCTCAAAAATCCGGGAATCGTCATCGCCAAAACTGTCGTATACGCCAATGTCGAGATTCGCCCGGCGAAAAAAGATGATACGAAGGAGATGGCATTACTCACCGAGTCGATTGAAGCCACCAATCTCAAGGCTGAGGTTGAAATCGAACTATCCTGCAGAATCGGGACGATTGTACAGGCAGCCACTGAAGAAGAGGCGATCAATCTCGCAGATCAACGCTTTGTGGAGATTCTTGATCTGGCAACTGTCGAGTACACGATGAGCCATCTCTCGTTGGCTCACTGCGGCTACGTCAAAAATCTTGACTCCGGTGAATGCACAACATTAAAAGATCGGCAGTATTCAGCCGGAATGTCATTTATTACGTCGCGCGGCATAATGCCACAAATAAACACGACACAACAAATTCTATATCGAAGTGGAGATTTATTCGAACGATACAAACGATCAATTCATTGGTACAGAAATGCCCAAAGAGAAAATAGTATTCACATCAATCTACTGTATCGCTGGTTCGCGGTCGAAGCACTATTTAAAGAAGCTGAAACCGATGACGTCACTGGCCCATTCACATTATTTCTCGGCTTCCCCGGAAGCACGTATTCGAAACATATCGATCGAGACCTACTGAACAGGCTCTCATCAAATGCATCGTATTCGAAATGGAAAAAGCAGATTAAAGATACCGTCGACAAAATAAGAAAATTTAGAAATGACTCGGTCCACTCGGGCTTTAGAAGCATCGACTGCACGCCAGATGATCTGAGGCTATACAGTCGAATAATGACGCTAGGACTCGGGAGATGCCAAGGCGCGGTACAATACGCGGTTCTTTCCGGCTTGAAATCCGTCACTGAATTTAGAGAGTATGCCGGCCTGATATTTGAGAACAGGTTAAACGTTGAAAGAGACGTCATCGGAAATATCATACATATTCTTGACCACGACCACCTCAAACACGTTCAGTCAGCGCATTCATAGAGATCTAGCGACTAAAATCGCCTCGACAACATGCTCAGACCTAGGCAGCGGCTACCGACATAGTTACCAGAGCCGCTCCGCCAAATCACTGCCACGAAGGTTCGCATACCGCATCAGAACTTTGGGGTCGCTGTGGCCTGTAATCTTCGCGATCTGGATGTCGCTCAACGTCGTCCGCTCGTACAGCCGCGATGTTGCCTCATGCCGCAAGTCATGGAATACCAGATCCGGGCAGCCGGCCGCGTCGAAGATCCGGCCGAACTGGCCAGACAGCCGCACGGTGACGCGTTCTAGAACCTTGCGCTTGAGGAGCGGCATATTCTTCGCCCGCATCGCGGCCTCGATCTCGTCGATCCACGGGAAGAGTCGGCCGCCATCAAACGAGAAACCGTACATTGCCGGGTCTTGACCGTTCACAGCCTCGACGTAGCGCTCGAACGCTCCGATGGCAACAGTCGTGAGAGGCACCGAGCGCTTACTACCGTTCTTTGTTCGTTCGAGCGCGGCCGTGCGACGGCCGACGTCGAACTGCGGAACCTCCAGCGTGTACATTTCGCGCATCCGCATCGCGGACTCGATCGCCAGCTCGAACAGAAACACCAGTGCCGGCCGATACGGCAACTCAAAGGCCCGCTCACGCCCCTCAGGTTTGCCACCCGACATGATGCGGCGAATCTCAGCCTCCTCGGCCGCGCTCGGCCGTCGATCGCGATGCACGTCATCTTTTGCCGCGACATCCTGCGCCTCGACCGCCACACGATCGTCATCTGTGTAGGTCGCATAGCGCTTCGGCAGCAATCGCAGTGGATTGACCGCGAGCATCGGGCTGCCGGACTTGACCACCCAATCGAAGCAACGGGCAAGCGCCCCGACATTGTGGCGAATCGTCGACGGCGACAGATGCAACTCGCGTTTCATGCCCGACACCCATCGCTCGGCCCACTCGTAGTCCACCATCGTGAGCGCTTTCGACGGCAACCTGCTGAGCAAGGTATTTAGCACCTGGCTATCGGAATCCGGAACGGAGACACGGCGCAGATACTCGCGGATAGCGTCCAGCGTCGTCGAAATCAT